AGAAAGAGATGCACAAGATTTCTAGCGACTGGTATTATAAGTGTGGGTTATATGTGAGCAAATAATATGGCAACAATCAAAGAAGTAGCAGAACATTTAGACCTAACATCAAAGCGTATGCATGAGCTTTTCAATGAAAATATTTTAATAAAAACAGGCAAATCAGGTGGTCAAGACAAAGATGATTGTCGTGTTAGGTACATTCGTTACTTAAGGTCGTTGTCTAAAGGCAAAAACACAAGTTCTGGTGATTTAAACGAAGAAAGAACAAGATTGACGAAAGCACAAGCCGACAGAGCAGAGTTAGAGCTACAAGAAAAGGAAGGTGAGCTAATATCAACCGATCTAATTAAAACAATTTGGTCAGACTATGTTGCTAATGTTAGAAGCAAGCTATTAGCACTACCATCTAAGCTCGGACACCTGACACAAGCAGCAGATACATACGCAGAAGCAGAAGGAATTATAAAAGAAGCAATTTACGAATGTTTAGAGGAACTATCAGACGATGCAACAGCTCAAGCCAATTTGGAATCAACTGAGTAGTCTGTGGTCACCACCACCTGAACTAACAGTTGATGAGTGGTCAGATAGATACCGAAAACTATCTAGTGAATCTTCAGCCGAAGCTGGACAGTGGCGAACAGATCGTGTGCCATTCCAAAGAGAAATCATGCGTGTTATCAATGACCCCAGTATCGAAGAAATAACATTTATCAAATCAGCACAAGTTGGGGCTTCTGAGGTGCTTCTTAATACGATTGGCTATTATATTGACCAAGAACCATCAACGATACTTTGTATCCAACCATCACTATCTATGGCTCAAGCCTTTTCTAAAGATAGACTTGCACCGATGTTAAGAGATACACCAAATCTACAAGGCAAGGTTAAAGACCCAAGAAGCAGAGATGCTGAAAATACTACCATGCACAAGAAGTTTAGTGGTGGTCACATCACATTAGTTGGTGCTAACAGTGCTAGTGGGTTGGCTTCACGACCTATCAGAATACTATTATGCGATGAGGTTGATAGATACCCTGCATCAGCAGGAACAGAAGGTGACCCAATACTTTTAGGCAGAAAAAGAACAACAACATTTTGGAATCGCAAGATTATCCTAACATCAACACCCACAATAAAAGGACTGTCAAGAATAGAAAGGGCATACGAAGAATCAGATAAACGAGTGTATAAAGTGCCATGCCCAGAATGTAACCAAAAGCAAGAGCTAAAATGGCAACAAATAACATGGCTCGAAAATAAACCTGAAACAGCTTCACTATCATGTAAACATTGTGGAGCAATTATTCCTGAAAGTAAAAAACAATGGATGTTGTTAAATGGTGAGTGGGAAGCACAGGCAGAATCAAAAAAAGTTGGCTTCCATATTTCTGAGCTGTATTCACCTTTTAGAACTTGGGTAGAATTAGTCCAAGATTTCTTAGAAGCCAAGAAGTCACCTGAATTATTACAAACCTTCATCAACACAACACTTGGTGAAACATGGGAAGTAGAACAAGGCGAAACTATAGACCATGAAGAATTACTACAAAGCTCTGAGCAATACAACCATGAAGCAGCACCACAAGAAGTCTTGAGTATAACAGCAGGCATTGACTGCCAAGCCGATAGATTAGAAGTACAAGTTATTGGTTGGGCTGATAACTATGAAGCATGGGTGATTGAATACAAAATTATTTGGGGCAATCCAGCGACACAAGAGGTCTGGCAAGAATTAGATGATTTTTTGCGTGGGTCTTATCTAACAGAGGATGGTCGTAATCTGCGTATATCAGCAACTTGCATTGATAGTGGACACATGACCGACCAAGTGTATAGCTACACTAGGGGTAAAAATGCTCGAAGAATATTTGCTGTTAAAGGTGCATCGACTGCTGGTAAGCCAATAGTATCTAAACCGACATTTGTTGGTAGAAGAAAAACAGCATTATTTGTTATTGGTGGTGATACAGCCAAAGAGTTTATTCATGCTCGTTTAAAAGATGACAAAACTGATTTAATACACTTTCCCAATACATTAGATGATGAATATTTTAAACAACTTACTGCTGAAAGGAGAGTACCAAAAATATATAAGGGCAAGACAACATTAGTATGGAAACAAACAAGAAAAAGAAATGAAGCATTAGATACTTTTGTTTATGCTCTTGCAGCAATCCATATTCTGCAACCAAACTTTGAAAGATTGGCAAAACTAGAGCCACAGCAACAAAAGCAACAAAATATTCAACAAAAACCATCAGCAATACAAGAAAGACGAAGATTATACAGGAGAAAGCCAAAGAATTTTGTCAATTCTTGGAAAGAATAGCTATAATTTAGATTAAAGTATTCAACATGGCAAATTTATTTGATAGAGCAAACTACCCAACGCAAGAACCAGACCTTTTAGTAGTTGGCGACAGATGGACTTGGAGACGACCTGACTTAGTTGCTGATTACCCAACAGCAGATTACGCATTAACCTATGAGTTTATGTGCGATAGTGGTGGTGGTGGCAGTCACAAGTTCACTATTACAGCAACAGAAACCTCAGATGATTACATTATAGAAGTATCACAAGATGTGACTGAGCATTATCATGTGCATCATTACAAATGGTATGCTTTTATCACCAGAACATCTGATAGTGAAAGAATTGCTATTGATAATGGCATAACAGAATTAGTGGCTGATTATGCAGCTTCAACAGCAGACCAAAGAAGCCATGCTAAGAAGGTGCTAGATGCAATAGAAGCTGTGTTAGAAAACAGAGCATCGCAAGACCAAATGAGCTACAGCATTGCAGGTCGTTCATTAGCTAGGATGTCTATTGATGATTTGATGAACTTTAGAAATAGATACAGAGCAGAGTACAATAAAGAAATTAGAAAGCTGAGAATAAAAAACAAACAAGACACAGGCAACACAATCAAAGTAAGGTTTTAAACATGGCAATCTGGGACAATTTATTTAAACAACGCAAAAAAACAGCAAGAAAAATACGCAACTACAAGGCTAGTCAATCTGGTAATTTGTTTGCTGATTGGGTTGGTGGCTCAAGCAATGCTGATAGTAATATCAGATTTAATCTAAGAAAGATTAGAGACAGATGTCGTGAGCAGGCACGCAACAACGATTATGCTAAAAGATATTTACAACTTTTGGTAACCAATGTCGTTGGTCAAAATGGTATTAGGATGCAATCCAAAGCACGCAATGCAGACAATAGTTTAGATATCATTGGTAACAATGTTTTAGAAAGAGAATGGAAAAGATGGGGCAAGAGAGGTAATTGTACTATTGATGGCAAGATGTCATTTTTAGATGCCCAAAAACTATTCATAGAAACACTAGCCAGAGATGGTGAAGTTTTAATTAGACACATTACCTCAAACAATCCTAACGACCCATATCGTATCCAATTCCTAGATGCTGATTATCTTGATGAAGAAGAAAATAAAGTAATGAACAATGGTCAAGAAATCATCATGGGTGTTAAGTTAGATAAATATAAAAAACCTGTCAGCTATTATCTTTTTAAAGAACATCCACACAATACACAATTTGGTACATACGACAGAACACACACCGAAGTACCAGCCGAAGATATCATTCATGCCTATCAACCTGAAAGACCAGAACAAACTAGGGGCTTGCCATTTATGACGACAGCGCTTAACAGATTAAAAATGTTAGATGGTTACGAAGAAAGCTCATTGATAAATGCTAGAGTATCAGCTTCTAAAATGGGTTTCTTTACATCACCATCAGGTGAGGACTTTACAGGCAGTGATACAGAAGATCAGTACACACCAATTATGAACGCTGAACCTGGCACATTTGAAGAATTACCAGATGGTATGTCGTTCCAATCATTTGAACCACAATTCCCAAGCAGTGAATTTGATAGCTTTCATAAGTCAATACTGCGAGGTATTGCATCTGGTTTGGGTATCAGTTATGTATCATTAGCTAACAACCTTGAAGGTGTTAACTATTCATCAATCAGACAAGGCACACTAGAAGAAAGAGATAACTACAGAATCCTACAAAAGTTTATGATTGATCACTTTATACAGCCAGTATTTAATAAATGGTTATTGCAAACCATGTCATTCAAAGATGGTTTCTTATTACCACCTGATAAATACGATAAGTTTGCTGATAATATCCAATACATACCTAGAAGCTGGGGTTGGATTGACCCTGTCAAAGAAGTCAAAGCCAATGTTGATGGTCTCAACGCAGGTGTTGTCACCATGCAAGATGTCCAGGCTAACTATGGTCGTGATGTAGAAGAACTGTTTGAACAACACCAAAGAGAAGAAGAACTTGCCAAGCAGTATGATGTCAAGACTGCCTATCAGCCATTTGGCGCTATGAAGATGCCAGTTGACCCTGAAGTACAAGACGATGGAGAAGAGAATGAGCAAGGGGAGTAAACAAAGACCAACAGATAAAGAAAAGTTTGATGCAGGTTGGGATATGATTTTTGGTAAAAATATGGCAAATGCCAAAAAAAACAAATGGAAGAAAACTAAAAATGGTAACTGACTTTCCTAAAAAAGGTGATGATAAAAAAATATCACTAAGAAATTCTAACTATCCTCTGTTTGATAGGAAGTTCGCTGCTTCTGTTAAAGAAGATGATCCAAAGATATGGAAAGCAGGTGGCAACATTGAAGGCAACAATTCTTATAGATTACTACTCAAAGCATTAGATGGTGATGATTCTCCTGCTGTTTTACGAAAGATAAAAGAAAGGGAATCATGGGCTGCAAGACATTTTGAAGATGGTGGACAGTTTAAGTCAGGTGATAAAAAAGCAAGACCATCCAATATTGCAGGTGTAATGGCTCAGATCAAATGGCTTGTCATTGGCACATTGGGTGAACAAAAAATGAAAGATGTAATTTTAGAAGCTGTCAAATACTTAGAAGATAAAGAAGATAGATCAGTAGAAAGGCAAGTAAGTAAAACAGTTGAAAAGGGATTAAGAAAAAAAGTAGAAGATCACAATGAAGAACATGGTGATGATAAAAGAAAAAGAGCCACTTATAGAATGTTGTTAGCAGTCTTTGAAAGAGGGATAGGTGCATACAAAACAAACCCATCTTCAGTCAGACCAAGTGTGGCATCACCTGAACAATGGGCTTATGCAAGAGTAAATGCTTTCTTATTTGCCCTAAGAAATTTAAGATTTCCAAGTAAAAACAAATTTGATACAGA